CGGCGGTCGAGGTGTCCGAGGCAGCGGCCTGGATGGTGCCGTTGATCGGCAGGACCTGGCCAGTCCGGGACGAGCGCAGTTCGAACGGCACGGTGTACGACCAGGCAGCGGCCGTGGGGGCCGGGGTCTGGTTGGGCCGCATGACGTTGACAACAACGGCATCCGCCAAGATGTCGCCGACGGCATCGGCGTAAGCGCGAAACTCGGGATTCTGTCCCAGGAACTTCTCAAGGTTTCCCATGTGGGTTCTCCTTTGGCTGAAGCGACAAAGGGGGACCGAAGTCCCCCGATGATCCGTTAGGCAGTGGCGAGACCGGTGATCTTGCCGTGGTATTCCTCGGCACCGTAGTCGAGGCCGACCTGGGAGTAGTAGAAACCACCCTTGGCGGCGCCGGTGATGGCGGTGTCGACCCACAGGACGTCCACGCCGTCCACGCTGTCGTTGGTGATGCCGTTGTTGTTCCCGCTGAAGGACACGGGGACGAACACCGGCCGGCAGACGCTCAACTCGGCAATCTGCAGGGTGTCGATCGGCATGAAGGGGTCGTACACGACACCGAGCATGCCGAAGTCGGTTTCAATCTGCTTGATGTTCAGGCCGCCGACGTTCCGGTCAGTGGGAGCGTAGCCGAAGATTTCGGTCAGCTTCTGCTTCTGGAAGGCGTTGACGAAGACCACGGGGTTGGCCATGGGGGCACCGGAACCGACCATGGTCCGGAGCAGCTGCTTGATGAGCGCCTCGGACAGGGTGGCGGCGCTGGCGGCAACGGCGTTGGTCGCGGTGCCGGCGATGATGCCCCGGGTCTTGGCCGCAGTGGCGGTGTTGGTCGCGGCCTGGTAGGCACCCTGCAGGAAACTGAACTCCAGGTCGATGGCCATCTGACGGAGGGCGGCGGCCTTCTGGAAGGCCAGCTCGTCGGTGATGGGGGCGCCGTCCAGGGTGTTGATGCCGCTGAGCTGGCCGAAGGTGCCCTGCTTCTTGAAGGACACGGCAGCGTCGTACTTCATGATCTGGGCGGTGTTGGTGTCTTCGGCACGGGTGTAGGTGGTCGGGGTGCCGGCGGCGACGGAATCGTCTTCGGTGATGGCCGGCTGGGCAGCGGCGTTCAGCGCCCAGGGCTGAGCCATGGGGAAGACGAAGGCGTTGGACCTGGCGGCGCGACCGGCGATGGTGCGCAGGAATGGGGTCTGGTTCTGTCCGATGAGGAACAGTTCGCCGCGGTAGTTCAGGGTATCGGTTTTGGTGAGGGCCATGTGATTCTCCTTTTAGGCCTGGGTTTGCGCCAGCCTGGACTTGATGGCGATGGCAGCGGCCATGTCACCAGCAGCCAGGGCGGCTTGGTACTGGGTTTCGAGCGTCGCAGGGGGAGCATCCGCACCACGACGGCCAGGGGGATTGTTGCCGAGAAGTTCGGCACGGATTTTCTTTTCGCGGTCTTCCACAAACGGCTTGAAAGCCCCTTGCAGGGTAGCGAGATTTGCATCGGTTTCTTCGTCGGTCATGCCGATGAAGCGATCAACAAGGGCTGGCGGGATGTCGAGTTCCTGGGCTTTCTGCATCGCACGGTTGCGCTGCTTTTCGAGAGCCAGGGCTTTTTGATCGGCCTCAAGGTCTGCCTTGAGCTTGTCGATTTCGAGTTCCCAGGGCTGTTTCTGCCCTTTCTTTCGCTCTTCTTCGAGAAGCTTTGGGAGCTTTTCCTCGGTGAACTTGCGTTCGATGTTCGCCGCAACGTGGCTGATTTCGGCGTCGTACGCGGACTTCATCAAGGGGTGGTCCCGCAGCATCTTGGCTGCAGCCTCGCGACTGTCAATGAGAACAACCTTGCTGGCTTCCAGTTTGAAAGCGTCACGCTTGTCCTCGGGGAGGTCGTTCAAAAAGTCTAAAATTGCCATTGTGTCTCCTTGCCGCCCAGGTCATCCGGGCACCATAGATATATAATACACCACCAAGGGTGGTTTTGTACACATGAATAGAGGATATTTGCTATATATTGAAATGTCTATATAGCCGTATTGCTACATGAGTGCCTGGGTTGCCTTGGCCCAACCGTCTGACTCTGACCACCCAAGACCTGTTGCCCACTTGTTCCACGACTCAGCAGTTTCCTTTGGGGTCATCCTGACAGAGGTGCCCGGTGCTCGCTCGTCAGCGAAGACAGTGCCGAGGGTGCATCGGCAGTTGATGTCGAAGGAAGGGTCCCCAGAAAGACCTGGACCGGCCGTCTCATTCCCATCGGGCATCGTGAACATTCCGGCCTTATCTGATTCCTGGCCATCCATGACCGCGTGGTCTGACCGCGTTCTATCATCGTTCGTCGCAATCCACACCTTCCTTGCATCAATTCCGGCGTCAGTTATTGTCTCAAATGCAGCGTTGAAACCCTCTGCTCTGTTGCGGGTTGACTCAGTGCGAATCACACGCAATGCATCGTTGTATCCCTTGGTGAACTGGTCTGCAAGGGATGATGCAGTCTTCGCGTAGTTCTGACCAGTTGCAAGACCCCGCGTGATTGCAGCCTCGATGTTTGTCAATTCGGTCTGGATGTTTTTGCCAAACCGTTTCGGTGCGTCGAGTCCAGTCCCTTCCCAGAACACGGACGCGCGAATCGCTTCCACATTCGGATTCTTCCACTTGAACGTCCCGACAGTCTGTTCCGCTCCCCACATGTTACCGAAAAACGCTTCGGTGTAGTTGGTTGCAGACAGGTTGAGGGTTTCGTTGAGGGCTTTGGCACCAAGTTTCTTGTACTCAGCCGATATTGCTGCGACCAGGTTCTGGAGGCGTTTGTACCGACGTGCTTCCTCGATGGTTGGATTCGGACCAAGGGTCGCGTACAAATCTGCCAAGCGCGCTTTGGCTTCTTTCAACACTTGAGCGTAGTCGAGGGCAATCCGCCGCTCGACCCGTTCGTTGTGCTTGAAGATACGCTTTTCGGTGAAGGTATCAAACTGACTTTTCTTGGCCATGGTCACTTCCCATCGTCAGTCGGATCGGTATCCTCGTCACCGTCCACCGGGTCTTCGCCGCTGCTCGGGTCAGGCAGTGGTTCGACCAGTGCCTGCGCGTCGAGGATGCGCTTCTTGGCTTCAGGCGACAGGAGCTGAGCCGGGAACAGGTCGAGGATTGCCTGGAGGTCGAAGGTGCCCGCAAGCTGCGATGCAACCAGGGCCAGGTTCTGGAGGTCAAAGGGAAGGTTGCGCTTCATGGAGATTTGCACGGAGTCGACATCAACAGACCCCTTACCGAGTTTGGTGTTGATGGCGTTAACCAAGGTAAGGCGGTGTTGAAGGAACTTCGTAAAATAACTCTCGATGTCTGCTGCCAGGTATTCGAAGCCAAGGAGTTTGTACGCCTGGGCAATGCCGGACTGCTGCGCGAAGTCCTTGTCGTTTGGATTGAACAGCATCAGCATTTCGTAGATGTAGCGTTCCACGCGGTCGGCGCTTTCGCTGATGAATGCCCCGTTGATATTCCGCTCCAGGAAAGCGACCTGGTTGCGGACGTTGTCACCGAGTTTGTCGAACATCTTGAAGATTTTCGAGCGGTCGGCGTCGGTCAGGCCGTTTTCGTCCTTGAGAGTGGTGTTGAGCTCGTTGGCGAAAAGCATGTACGCCCCGGCAAAGCGCTGGAGCTCATCCGCGATGTCCTCGCTCATGATCTTGTCCAGGAGGTCGATCAGGGGCAGAGTGTGGTCGTAGAGGTTGCTGCCGTCAGCGCTGATGCGGCCGATGTTGACGGGGACCTCGCCATAACCGTGTTTGACCGGAGGGTGCTCAGGGTCCAGTTGCCACTCAGCCCCGTCTTCCGTCCCCTTGACAAAGAACTCCACGTCTGTGTCGGTGTAGACGTTGGCAAGTTCCTGGTCGTCAGTTTTGCGGTGCCAGATGAAACCGACAAGCTTGGGTTTCAGGTCCGGTGAGAAAATCGGGATGCACTGGTCAATGGGAAGGAGGGCGAACTGTGGGACGTTGTTTTCGGTGTAGTGCAATTCGAACACGGTTCCGTGGACGCAGGCTTTCTCGAAGGCGTCGGCAGTTTCGAGCTGCTCATCATTTTCGTCGTAGACCGCTTTGATCGGATCAAAGGCTTCGGCTGGATCCGTCATGTAGGTGATGGTCCCCGGTTTCGCCATGTATCCCTTGAGGAGGCGGACTGCTCGTCTGGCCAGTGGTATCGGTTTCCGATTGTCTGGTGCGGACTTGGGAGCAGGGTTGAGGATGCCGACGTGGCGACCCTCGAAATATGCCCGCTGTTCAGCGTAGCGTTCGAGGTTCCTGGGTTTGTCGAGATATTTCTTCAGTTCCACGGGGTCCATGTTACACTCCTATGTAGCCGCGCACGTCTTGAGACGGAGCACCGGCCGATTTTCTAATTATATAGTCACCGAGGCCATATCGTATACTGTCAATGCAATGGTTATTTGCGTCTAACAATACAGGCAAGACTTCGTTGGTCTGGCGGTCCTGCTTGTATGCGTAAAGTTCAAACTCCTCAAACGTCTTTGGGCAGCGAGGGTGGATGACGACCTCATCGAAGCTCTTAATGTACTCGATGCCATCCTCAACCGACCCTGGCCACTTTTTCGAAGGAACAACGTTGAAGCCGTTCCGGCGCATGAAGGAGATGGTCTCGGGTCTGGCGCAGTCAGCAATGATCTTCCACCGCCTGACGTCCTGGATGCGGTCGAAGAAGCGCGGCAGTTGGTCCAGGTCGACGCCAACCCCGTAGACCTCGTGCGAGATGTAAAGTTTGCGCTGAAGGACAAACATGCGGACAAGGGTTGTCGGGTCGTTCGCGAATCCCCAGTCTGCACCGTGGAACAGCTGAACACCATTGGGAATGTCGAACGGTTCCATGCGGTAGTGGCCACGGAAAACCTGAGCCTGGGACAGTCCACGCGGCTTGCCTCGCCAGACCCACTCGTATTTGTCCGGGTCCGTTCGCTTGCAGTGTTCCATTTCATCCAGGAGAGTGTCGGGAAACCAGGGGTTGTCTTCGTAGTTGATCTTGATAACAATGGCGTTGGCGGGAGGATTGAGAACAAAGCGTCGGTACGTCGGGTCTGTTGCGAGGTATGGGTTGAATGTTATCCAGATTTCCGAACCCTCTTTGCGGATTGTTGGAATCAGGAAGTCCCATGAGTTATCGGAAACTTTTTCGGCTTCCTCAACCCATGTGATGTCAACGCCTTCCATCGACTTGATTTCTGTTGCATTGTGGTGGAGACCCTTGAAAATGAATTCGGTTCCGTTACGTCCAACAATGGACTCATTTTTGACGGTATAAAAGTACTCGAGACCGAGAGCAGCAATCTGGTCAGACAGGAGGCGGTGGACGGAGTCCCGGATCGATGTTTGGTATTCGCGAGCGCAAAGGACGCGGATGCAGGATCCTGCGCCGATGACAAGAAGGGCGCGAGCAACGCCCCATGATTTTGCGCCGCCTCGACCCCCGTAGAGGACCTTGTAGCGCCAGTCCTCAAATAGGGGGTAGAGTTTCTCCGGGAACTCCAGCGTCATGCGAGTTCTTGCTTGCCGGATGGTGGAACAAAGGTTACCTGGATTTGGGCGTTGGCAGGATCGCGCTCGGTGATGTCGCGGACCGTTGCGACAGGTGTTCCGTCGATGCGGTCGTAGATGTACTTCTGCGCCTGCACGTCGCCCCTCATCGCGGATTGGACAAGGCAATAGGCAACCACATCTTTGCCGGTGAGGACGGTACCATCAGCAAGGGTGATGGACTGACGTGAGATGAAGTTTTGGAGTTGGTCGGTGAGTGAGCGTCCCGAACGAGGTCGTCCGCCAGGGTTGCCGGATTGCCCCTTCTTCCAGCCATGTGGGGAAACGAAGCCTTTTTGGAAGTAGCGGAGGGGTTGATTTTCCTGTTGTTCTGAACTTTTCTCTTTTTCTTCCGCTTCTTTTTCGCTCATGATGCGGTGAGCAGAGACAGGGTGGTTGATTTCGGAACCGTCGTCCATGACCGTCGCATCGGCTTCCAGGACGACTTCTTCCCCCTGGTTGATGGTCTTGGTCTGTTGTTCGCTGACGCCTGTTGGCCCCAGCAATCGTGTGGTGACTTTCATAGCTATATTATAGCGACGAGTGGGCAAGTTTGTACACTACAAGATGGGCCTATCTTACCGGGT